CGGCGTGGAGTACGCCGGGGCTGGGCGGCCGGTCGGTCAGGCGTGGGCGATGCGCCGGTGCTTGGGGGGTATCGGCCCGTAGTCGAGCGGTACCGGCCGGCCTCGCTGAATCTCCCTGCGCTCGTGCTCCGACTTGCCGCCGAACACGCCGTGCTTGGCGCGGGTCTCCGGGGAGAGGGCGCGGGCGAGGCATTCGGCGGTGAACTCGCAGACCGCGCAGATGCTCTTGGCGGCTGCGACGCCGCGGCGGTCCTGCGGGTGAGGGAACATCAGGTCGGGATCGACCTGCGCGCATGGGGCGTACTGCATGAAGGTGGGCGCGGTGCTCATTCGTTCCCCTCCCCTGTCTCCTCCTCGGCGGGGGCGAGCATCGGCAGTGCGGCCGCGGCGTTCCCGAACAGGGCGTCCAGGAAGTTGTCGAGGAGTTCCTCCCCCGCCTCCGTGAAGGTGGGCTTTACAGATATATGCGTTCCACCCGGGTTCCTCGTCACACCAGGTATAACCTCACCCGTCACAGAGTCAACACACTCGCCGGTCTGCTGGATGTGGCGGGCGCGCTTCTTGAGGATGTTGTCCCGGAAGGACTTGCGGACGACCCACTCGGTTTCGCCCTTGTCGTCCGCCCACCGCAGGAACGCCTCGGGGTCGGTGACCTCGAAAAACGGCAGCTTCACGGACTCGGTGAAGATGGCGGCGCGTGCGCCGTCGATCTCGGCAACCGTGGTGAGGATCCCGGGGTTGTCGCGGATGAAGTTCTTGTTCGCGTCGATGATCGGGTCGCACAGGGCGTTCCAGTACGCCTTGACGCGGTAGGCCATCGCGGCATTCAGCGCGAGCTCCTGCGGCGACGGCCCGGTCTGCTCCGGCGCGCTCGGCTTCTCCTCGGACATGCGATTCATGGCCTTTCTGGTGTGCCGGTTTGTACCGGCTTTGGAGCGTGGAGGGCCTGCTGCCGGTGATCTCTCGCTACATGGACGGAGTGAGAGCCGAAAGCGTTACAGCAGCCCTGGTGTGGCTGTTCGCTCGTACAACCACAGATGCAGACTGTACACCAGGTCAAAGCCCGTTGCGAGGGATCTACCCGAGACGCAAGCCCGCCCGCCGCCTACGTTCCGACCCGCCAGAAGCGAGCACGGCGGAACGCGCACCCGCCGGCGCACGCCACGGCACCGGCACCGTCTCGTCCGGACTCGTGAGACGGCGCCGGCCAGGGAAGCGGCCGACCGGTCCGGCCATGACGGCATGCCCCGGTAGCGAGCCGGGGCGCCGCGGTTCAAGTCCGCGGGCTCGCTGACCGCCGGCCGCTTCCCGCCCCTTCTCCAAGCTGCGCAGCAGGAGCAGCAGATGGCCCTCCAGGCGCCCCGCTACATCACGTACATCCCGCTCACCGACCTGCCGCCGGACCCGGCCAACCCCAAGAAGCACGAGCTCGAACGCATCATCGCGTCGATCAAGGACCACGGTTTCATCAGCACCCCCGTCGTGGACGAGCGCACCGGCCTCACGATCGACGGCCACGGCCGCCGCTCGGCCCTGATCGAGATGCAGGTCCGCGGCGAACCCGCCCCCGGCGGGCTCCTGGTGGACGACGACGGCGGATGGCTCGTCCCCGTCACCCGCGGCTGGGCCTCCGAGAACGACCACCAGGCGCACGCCGTGCTCATCCTCCTCAACCGGCTGCAGGAGGCCGGCGGCTGGTACCCGGCGCCGCTCGCGGCGATCCTCGAGGAACTCGCCACCTCGGACGCCGACCTGTTCGACTCTCTCGCCTACACCGACGACGAGATGGAAAGCCTGCTCCGCCAGGTGGACCCCGAGAAGCTCCCCCAGGGCACCGAAGACGACGAGGACAGCACCCGCCCGGCGGGCGACGACTTCGACAGCGGCCTCGGCGACAGCGGCGACAACGAACGCACCGGCACCCTGTGCTGCCCCGCGTGCGGGCACCTGTTCACGCCGGGACAGTAACCGGCTGATCACCTACGTTCCGCACCATGTCCCGCCGTAAGCACCGCCGCAAGCACCTCGCGCCGGCGCGCGCACGGCTGATGACGCCCGAGGTCGAGGCGCGCCTGATCGAGGCCAGCCGCGCGGGCCTGGCCGTGGACCTCGCCGCCGTGCACGCCGGGATCTCCCGGGCGACGTTCCTGCGTTGGATGGCCTACGGCCGCACCGAGCTGGTGGACCGCTCCGCGGGCAAGGACCCCGACCCCGAACTCGACGTGTTCGTGGAGTTCTACGAGAAGGTGGAGCGGGCCCGGGCGTCCGCGGCGCTCTCCGCCGCCCTGGACATCCGCCGCGCCTCCCGCGGCGGCATCGTCACCAAGGAGACGCACCGCAAGTTCGATCCCCACTCCGGCAAGGTGCTGGAGGAGACCGTCATCGACAAGACGCCCCCGGACTGGCGGGCGGGCGCCTGGTACCTGGAGCGGCAGCACCGCAAGCAGTACGGCAAGGAAGACCACTTGGAGGTCGAGCTGACCGGCGCGGCCGGCGGCCCGCTGCAGGTGGAGCAGACCGGCCCCGCCGCCGACCTGGCCACCCGCCTCGCCGAGACGCTGCACGCCCTGCAGTACCCCGACACCGACGGCCAGGACCCCGACGACGACAGCCACGGCGCCGAGTGAGCCCGGGACGCTAACCCTCCCGCCGGAGCACGGTGCACCTCCCTGCTCGCCAGCACCGGAGGACACCGTGCCCACCCCGCAAATCATCAGCCGCTCGACCTGGGGCGCCAGCGCCTGGCGCGGCACCCCCGCATCCGTCCCGCTCTCCCGCAGGACGGAGTTCTACGTCCACTACGACGGCGGCCACCCCGTGACGCGCACGGGGTACGCCATCATGCGCGCCATCGAGGCCCAGCACATCGGTCAGGGCTGGTCCGGGGTCGGCTACCACTTCGTGGTCGACCAGCAGGGGAACATCTACGAGGGCCGCGGCTGGGGCCTGGTCGGCGCGCACTGCCCCGACCACAACACCAGCGGCATCGGCGTGCAGATCGCCATTGGCGGCGACCAGAAGCCGAGCGAGAAGGCGCTGGCCGCGTGCCGGGCCCTGTACGAACTCGCCTGCAAGAAGACCGGCAAGACCCTCGCCAAGCGCGGGCACCGCGACGGCTTCGCCACCCTGTGCCCGGGCGGCACCCTGTACGCGTGGGTGCGGGCTGGCATGCCCGCGGGCGACTACGAGGCCTCCCCCGCGCCGGGCGGCTCCCTGCCCGGTGGGACCGCCAAGAGCGTGTCCCGCAAGCGCGTCACCATCAACGGCCTGAGCTACGGCTACGGCTCCGTCGGCGCCCATGTGACCGCCGTCGGCAAGGCCCTGGTGAAGCTCGGTTTCGGCCGCCACTACACCAGCGGCCCCGGCCCGACCTGGACGGACGCCGACACCCGCAACTACCAGGACTACCAGGAGAGCCTGGGCTTCACCGGCGACGACGCCGACGGCGTTCCCGGGACGACGTCCCTCAAGCAGCTGCTCGGTACGCTGCCCAGCCGGAAGGTCACGGCCAAGCCGATGCCGCCGTTCCCGGGCAGGGACGCCTTCGGCAACGGCAAGAGCAACGCGCACATCAAGCTCCTCGGCGAGCAGCTCGTCCGCAAGGGCTACGGCAAGCACTACCGCACCGGCCCGGGCCCCAAGTGGTCCGACGCCGACCGGAAGAACGTCCGCGACTTCCAGCTCTCGCAGGCCGCGCTCAAGGGCGCACCGGACGGTCTGCCCGGGCCGCTCACCTGGAAGCTGCTGTTCTCCTGACCCCTCGGCCGGCCCGCCCCCGCGGGCCGGCCCCGTTCCGAAAGGCCCTCCGTGGCAGGCGAGACCGTCATCACCGTCGTCGGCAACCTGGTCGACGACCCCGAGCTCCGATTCACCCCCTCCGGCGCCGCGGTGGCCAAGTTCCGCGTCGCCTCGACCCCGCGCACCTTCGACCGGCAGACCAACGAGTGGAAGGACGGCGAGAGCCTGTTCCTCACCTGCGCCGTGTGGCGGCAGGCCGCCGAGAACGTCGCCGAGTCCCTGCAGCGCGGCATGCGAGTCATCGTGCAGGGCCGCCTCAAGCAGCGGTCCTACGAGGACCGCGAGGGCGTCAAGCGCACCGTGTACGAGCTGGACGTCGAGGAAGTCGGCGCGAGCCTGCGCAACGCCACCGCCCGCATCACCAAGGCCTCGCCCGGGCAGCGTTCGCAGGCGCAGGCACGCCCGGCGGGGGATGACCCGTGGACGACGAGCGCGCCGCCCACGGACGAGCCTCCGTTCTAGACGGCCCAGGCCAGCGGCAGGCTGTCCAGGGACAGCCCCTCTACCTCCGGCTCCTCCTCAACGGGAGGGGCCGGAGCCGTTTCCGGCGCGGCCGTGTCGTCCTCGGCCGGGTCCGGCTCGGCGGCCGGGGGTTCTTCCTCGGGTGCCGGGTCCGGCTCGGCGGCCGCAGGCGGTTCCTCCACGGGTGCCGGGTCCGGCTCGGCTTCTACCGGGGTGGTGGGCTCCGGCGGCGTCTCCTCGGCAGGAACGTCGTCAGCCGGAGGCTCCTGCGGCGGGGAGTCCTGCGGCGCTGCGGGCTCTTCCTCCACCGGGGCGGTGGGCTCCGGCTGAGTCTGCGCGGGCGACTCGGCGGGGCCGGTCTGCGGACCGGTCTTCTCCGGTGCCGCCTGCCCGGGCGTCGGCGTTGTAGTCACCGGCGGCTTGGCTGGCGTGGCGGGCTTCACCACCGGGGCAGGCTTCGGCGCCGGGGCGGGATCGCTCGGCGCTGGAGCGGCCGGTACGGACGGCGCATGCGCCGGCGGCAC